AGGGCGCTATCGACCGCGCGGCAAAGCAACCGGCTTGATCCAACTTCAGGAGAACACGATGCCCGGTCCCAACATTCAAGGCACGTTCGCGACGGGGAGCGCGCCCATCACCGCGGCGCAGTCCAACGGCAGCGATGTGCTCAACGTGCCCACCGGCGCAACCGCCATGAAGCTCACGCTGACCGGGCTGGACGGCTCGAACACCGTCAAGACCCAGAAGCGCACGAGCCCCGGCGGGGCGTTCGTCGACCAGACCACCTACAACTCCGACCAGTCGGCCGTCTCCGTGACGGTCGCGGCCGGGGAGGAGTGGAGGGTTGTCCAGGTGACCCAGCAGGCCACCAAGGACATTCGCTACAAGCTGAGCTGCGAGAGCTGACATGGCGACCTCTGGCGACATCACTCCGAACTTGGCCTCGCTCGGGTCCGCGGGCTGGACCGTTGCGAAGCCGGGCCTGCCGGCGCAGCCGACGCTGACCAAGTCGATCAACGGCTACCAGCTCAACGTCGCGCCGATCGCGACGGTGCTGTTCGGCGACAACTTCAACGGCACGACGATCGACACCGTGAGCCGCTGGTCCGCGCCGGTGCTCGCCGGCACGGGCACGATGACGCAGGCCAGCGGCAACCTGATCGCGACGGTCGGCACGACTGCCTCGAACGGTGCGGCGATCAACACCCAGGAGACCTTCGAGCCGTTCGCTGGCGGCGTGCTGGCTGGTTCGCTGCTCAACCTGGAGGCGGCGCCCGGCCTGAACACGAACCGCTGCATGGGCTTCTACACGCGGCCGGGCAGCTTCACCGCGGCCACGCCGGTGCAGGACGGCTATGTGTGGGAGCTGGACATCACTGGCCAGTTCGGCGTCAGCATCTACAGCGGCGGCACGCGCATCTTCCGGCAGGTGTTCCCGACCAACGGGGAAACGCTGATCGTCGCGCTGATCGTCTACCAGGCGCTGACGGTGGACTTTTACCTGCGCGACGTCTCGACGCCGGTACTGAGCGTGCCGGTGCTGCAGCCCAGCACGCTGAATCTCCCGCTGGGCTTTCATTGCATCAACCACACCAGCGGCCCGGCCGTGGCGCCCACGTGGGCTTCGAGCGGCATTGCCGTGGTCGATCAGTCCGGCGCGATCGACACGATCTTCAACGGGCAGAACCTAACGCGTGCGCGCTCGCCGAACAAGTTCATCAACCTGAACGGTGTTGTGATCACATCGGAGACGACCATCTGGACGCCGGCCGCTGGGCGCAAGTTCCGGCTGATGGGCTACGTGCTCACCGGCGGGGTCGCGGCCGGCAACATCATCCTGAAGGACGGCACCGGCGGATCGACGATCCTGATCGTGCCCAACGGCGCCGCGGGAGCCACGATCGTCTCGCCGCCCATGGGCAATGGCATCCTGAGTGCAGCGGCCAACAACGTGCTGACTGCTACCGGCGCTTCGACGGAGACCCTCAGCGGCTACCTGTTCGGCACCGAGGAATGATCGAGCGCAAGGCGGACCCAGCGACCTACGCACGGGTCTTCGAGGGGCATCACGAGGGTGCACTGATCCTCGAAGACCTGACGGCCCGCTTCGGCGGCGCGCTGTTCGTGAAGGGCGGCGAAGAGGGCCGGCGCGAGACCGACTACCGGCTGGGCCGCCGCGCAGTGCTCGACTTCATCCTTGGCCAGATCAACCAGGCCAACACCGGCGAGCCCGAAGAAGACACCAACCCGGCCGAGTGATCGGCCATTGCCCTGAGGACGCCCATGAGTGAAGTCATCTCCGCCCCTGCTGCGCCGGCTGCTCCAGCATCTGCTCCAGCCGCCCCGTCACCTGCGCCTGCTGCGCCTACCCCTGCACCTGCTTCCGTTCTTGGCACGGGTGCAACGGCTGCGCCAGCAGCACCGACGCCAGCGCCGAGCGCGCCGGCAACGCCGCCGGACCCGCTTGCATGGGCGCCGGAGAAGCTCCGAGTGATGGGCGCCGATGGCGCTCTGGACATGGAGGCCACGGCCAAGAAGATCGCCGACGGCTACACCAACCTCGAGCGCCGCATGGGTGCGGGCGATGCGCCGCCCCAGAGCGTCGACGGGTACAAGCTGAACCTGCCCGAGGAGCTGGCCGCCCGCGTCAACGCCGACGAGCTCGCGAAGGCGGCCGACTTCCAAGAGTTCCGCAAGAGCATGCACGGGCTCGGCCTGAGCCAGAAGCAGATGGACGGCGTCACTGCCACGTTGCTCGAGCGCGGGCTCAAGCTGCGCGAGGCCATGCCGGTGCTGGATGCGGCCGAGACGACGGCCAAGCTGCGCGGCATGGACGGATGGAAGACCGATGCCGAGTACCAGCGCTCGATCGGCCAAGCCTACTCGGCGGGCAAGCACTATTTCGCGGGCGACTTCGAAGGCGTGCTCAAGGACTACGGTAACGACCCTCGCATCATCACGATGCTGCAGCGTCTCGGCTCCGAGATGGGTGAGGACGTGCAGCCGAGCGCCGAAGCGCTTGGGCAGATCCAGGCGAACCTGGACCAGCTCATGACGTCGCCGGCGTACCTGAACGATCGGCATCCTCAGCACAGGGCGGTGTTCGATCAAGTCTCCGCGCTGACCGCGAAGCTGAGCGGCACCCGCGGCGCGCGCGAGAACAACAGCTTCACGTTCAAGAGCTGATCAGCCAATCGCTACCGGGCTGGAACCCGCCCGGTAGCTGGCCCCACAGTCGCGCCAACCCGGCCTGCGGTGGCGCGTAGACAACCGGATCCATGCCCGTCCAGGCGCACGGTAGCCGGTGCACTGCGATGACTCGGGCCCGCGCATGCGGACAACCCCTGAAGGCGAACACGAGTTCAACTTTCAGGAGCCGTCATGGCCTTCACCATCCCCGAGAACTTCGTACAGCAGTACTCGAACAACTTCCGCATCCTCTACCAGCAGAAGCTGGCGCGCCTGCGCCCGTGGTGTCAGATCGAGAGCGGCATCGTCGGCCAGTCCAAGAGCGTCGAGCGCATGGGCAAGGCCGAGGCGTACGACATCACGTCGCGCCACGCCGACACCAAGTTCGTCGACGTGCCGCACAGCCGGCGCTGGATCGACCTGCAGGACAAGGGCTGGGCCGAACTGATCGACAAGCTCGACAAGGTTCGCTTGCTGGCCGACCCGACGAACGGCTATGCCGCGCTGGCCAACGCCGCGCTGAACCGCCAGATCGACGACATCATCCTGACCGCGGCGCGCGGCAATGCCCGCACGAACGCCGGCCTGTCGGTGCTGCCCAGCACGCAGAAGATCGCCGTTGGTGGCGCGAACCTGACGCTGGCCAAGCTGCTGACCGCCAAGGAAATCCTGGACACCAACGAGGTCGACGACGACGCGTCGATGGCGATGGACGGCCAGAGCCCGAACGAGCAGACGGCGCGCGTCATTGTGGTCAACGCCAAGATGCTGACCAACCTGTACGGCACGACCGAAATCAAGTCGGTCGACTACAACAGCGTCAAGGCGCTCGCCCAGGGCCAGATCGACACCTTCCTCGGGTTCAAGTTCGTTCGCAGCGAGCGCGTCTTCAAGGACGCCACCGCGACCACCGGCTATGCCGTGGCCTGGTCGCGCAGCTGCGTGGCGCTGGGCATCGGCTCGGACATCAGCTCGAGCGTGGACCGCCGGCCGGACAAGAACAACGCATGGCAAGTCTTCGCCGACATGAGCGTGGGCGCCGCCCGCCTCGAGGACGAGGGCGTCGTCGAGATCGCGTGCGCCTAACCGGCTGACCGAAACAGGACACAGGAGAACCATCCATGACCACCTTCTACAGCGTCGAGCAGACCGTCATCAACGGCCCGCAATTCGGCCAGCCGCCGACGACGCGCATCAAGGCGAACAAGCTGAACGGCCGGATCCGCACCGCCGAGTTCACCTACATCGCGCCGAGCTCCGGCACCGCGCCGGCGATCGGCGACAAGATCGTCTTCGGCAAGCTGCCGGTGGGCGCTCGCATCCTTGGCCACCTGTCGAAGCTCTACTTCGACGCGGGCACGGCATCGAGCACGCTGGCGATCGGCGACAACATCGTGGCGGCCCGACACCTCGCGGCCACCGCGATCAACGCGGCCGGCTCCGCGGTGCCCGACGCGGCCGGTCAAGTCCAGTCTGCGGTCGGCGACATCACGACCGGCTCGGCGCAGGTGACCAACCTGAAGTCCGTCGGTGCGTACCAGGTCGGCATGAAGATCACCGGCACCGGCATCCCGACCGGCACGGTCATCACGGCGATCGATCGCGCTGGCAAGACCTGCACGATGTCCAACGCCGCGACCGCCACGACCGCCTCGCTCGCGATCACGACGACTGGCGCCGGCTACGAGGTGACGGACGACACGAACAGCGCGGCCAACGGCTTCGCCAGCACGACCGACGACGCGACGCTGATCGGCACGGTCGCCGGCGCCCAGGTCGCGAACAACCAGGCGCTGACGCTCAAGGTCGCCTACGTGATGGACTGAGTCTCCAGCGCGCCCCGGCGCGTTTTGATCAAGGGGCGCTTCCGCAAGGGGCGCCCTTTCTTTTGTTCGAGGGAACGAGATGACAACCAGCGCGGTGACGATCTGCAGCAATGCGTTGCTGCTGCTGGGAGACAACCCGATCAGCGACTTCAACGAGAACAGCGACCGCGCGCGCCTGGCCGCCAACCTGTGGGAGCCGGTGCGCAACTTCGTGCTGCGCTCGCACCCCTGGAAGTGCGCGACCAAGCGCGTCGCGCTCGCGCCGGATGCTGACGGCAGCGGCAACCTGATCGTGCCGGCGATGGACTACGCGATGCAGTTCACGCTGCCGAACGACTTCATGAAGATCCTGCAGGTCGGCGAGTACGGGGCGGAGGTCGACTATCGGGAGGAAAGCGGCAAGCTCCTGGCCGACGACAACCCGCTGCTGCTCAAGTACATCTGGCGCAATGACAACCCCGCGACCTACGACGACATGCTCGTGTGGGGGCTGACGAACGCCATGAAGGCGGTCTTCGCCTATCCCATCACCCAGTCGACGAGCCTGGAGCAGCTGGTCGAGGACGCCATCAAGGATCTGCTGAGGCAGGCGCGCGCAGTCGATGGCCAGGACAACCCGGCCGAGACGATGGGCGACACGCCGCTGCTCAATTCGCGATTCTCCGGCTCGCGCTGGTGGAGGCGCTGACGTGCCGCGCCTGACCCTGCAGCAGACGAACTTCACCGCGGGCGAGATCAGCCCGCGCATCGTCGGCCGCACCGACATCGACCGCTACGCGAATTCGGCGCGCGAGCTGTTGAACGCGCACCCGGTCATCCATGGCGGCGCAAAGCGGCGAGCCGGAACGCGCTACATCGCCCCGATCAAGACGCAATCCCTGGTCGGGCGCCTGGTTCCGTTCATCTTCAACCGCGACACCGCCTACATGCTGGAGTTCGGCAACAGCACGATGCGTGTCTACCCGGCGGGAGGCGGTGCGCTGCTGGCTGAAATCGCGACGCCATACACGTCTTCGATGCTCGTCGACATGGACTTCGTGCAGGGCGCCGACACGATGTTCATCGCGCACCCGAGCGTGCCGATCAAGCGCCTGCGCCGTTTCGGCGCCAGCTCGTGGGACCTGAACGACGCGCCGTTCCTGACGACGCCGTTCGACGAGCAGGGGCATGCCTTGGCCGCGGATGTCACGCTGTCGGCCGCGAGCGTCGGCACCGGGCGCACCGTCACAGCCAGCGCCGGCGTATTCTTGCCGAGCGACGTGGGCCGCCGGCTCATCAGCGGCGCCGGGCAGGCCACCATCACCGGCTACACCAGCGCGACGGTCCTGACTGCGGACATCACGCTTGCCTTCGGCAGCACCAGCCTGCCGAATGGCTCGTGGTATCTCGACGTCTCGCCGCAGGGCTTCGCAATCCCGAGCATCAAGGAGCCCGTGGGTGCGATCGTCTCCATCGCGGGCGCGGCGACGCGGGGGGCAAGCATCAGCCTGTCGGCCAAGACAGGCGCGATCACCGTCACGGCCGGCTCGGCCATCTTCACCGCAGGCGATGTCGGAAAGACTCTTTACGCCGACAGCGGCATCGCGGCGATCACGGGGTTCACGAGCGGCACCCAGGTGAGTGCCACAACGAGTGCTGACTTCGTGGCAACGGCATACGAGGCCGGCGCCTTCGGCATCAGCGGAAACGTCTGGAGAGCGGTCGACGTTGGCAAGTTCGTGCGCATCGACGGCGGCTTGGTCAAGATCACCCAGTTCGTCAGCGATGCACAAGTGCGCGGGACGATCGTCCAGGCGATGACAAGCATCGTCGCTTCGGCACCTCTGGCTTGGTCGCTCGAGGCTTCGGTCTGGTCCGCGACCAACGGCTATCCGCGCACCGTGACGCTGCACGAGCAGCGGCTGATCGCGGCCGGATCGACGAAATTTCCCCAGACCATCTGGGGCAGCGTCACAGGCAATTACCTCGACTTCACGCTGGGAACGACCGACACCGACGCCTTCAGCTTCACGATCGCGAGCGACGAGATCAACCCGATCAGCTACGTCGCGAGCCTGCGCAACCTGGTCGTGCACACCTACGGCGGCGAGTTCTCGCTGCAGGGCGGCATCGAGAAGCCGATCACCCCCACGAACGTGCGCATCCGGCCCGAGTCGCCCCACGGCTCCAAGGGCGTGCGGCCGGAGCTTGTCGGCAAGGAATCCGTCTTCGTGCAGCGCGCCGGGCGCAAGGTGCGCGCCATGGGCTACCGGGCCGATACCGACGGCTACGCGGCGCCGGACCTGACCGTGCTGGCCGAGCACATCACCGAGTCCGGCGTCACTGCGCTGTCGTACCAGCAAGAGCCCGACATGCTGCTGTGGGCGACACGCGCAGACGGTTCGCTGTTGTCTTGCACGCTGGACCGCGATCAGTCCGTGATCGGCTGGGCCAAACATCTGACCGAAGGCGCGTTTGAATCGATCGCGACGATCCCGAACGGCGATCACGAAGAGACCTGGTGCATCGTGCGACGCACCGTCAACGGCGCGGTGGTCCGCTACATCGAGCTGTTCGACAGCCTGCTCTCGCCCTTCTACCCGGTCGCAAGCGATCCGACTGCCTACCCGCCCATCACGACGCAGGCTGTCTACGGCTGCACGGTCGACAGTGGGATTGTCGTGGACAACGTGGCCGGCATGACGAGCGTCACCGTTGCGCACCTGATTGGGAAGACGGTCGACATCCTCGCCGACGGCGTCGTCCAGCCATCGCAGGTTGTGCCTGGCAGCGGCATCCTGACGCTCGCCCGCAAGGCCTATCGCGTCGTGGTGGGACTGCACTTCCAGAGCCGGATCGGACTGCTGACGCCGGAGGTTGGGACCGGCTCTGGAACGGCGCAGGGGAACGCGATGCGCACCGGCGAGATCACGCTGCGCTTTCTGAACACGCTGGGCGCCACGGTCACCGATGGCGCCGGCAGGCAGATCGACGAGCTGCAGTTCCGCCAGTTCGGCGCCGGCATCCTGGACCAGGTCCCGCCACTGTTCACCGGGCTGAAGCACACCACCGCACTGGGCTGGGACCGCGGCACCTCGGAGATCACCGTGGTGCAGCCCCAACCGCTGCCGCTGCATCTGCTGTCGGCCATCCGCAAGTTCACCGTCAACGACTGAAGGAAGCCATGAGCTGGATTGCAGTGGCTGTCGGCGTCTCCGGGGCGTACAGCAGCATTCAACAGGGCAACGCCGCGCAGCGCGGGGCCGACATGCAGGCCGACGCCGAGTCGTACCAGGCGAAGGTCGAGCAGCAGAGCGCGCTGCAGACGGCTGGCATCATCCGCCGCGCCGGGCAGCGCCAGGTTGCGCAGGCAAACGCGGCCTACGCAGGTGCTGGTGTGAAGATCGGCGAGGGTAGCGCCGGCCGCGTCGAGCAACAGATCACGCAGGACTACGAGCATGACGCGTATCAGGCGATCCTGGAGGGCAACCGGCGCGCGCGCGGGCTGCAGGTGAACGCCACGGCGACGCGCTTGAGCGGCGACATGGCGCAGACGGCTGCCAACGTGAACGCCCTGAATTCGGTCCTGTCCTCGGGCTTGTCGGGTCTTTCGAACAGCGGCTGGCGCTCAAAGGGGCCGGGCTTCTCCGGAACGCAAGCACCGGCGCCGGTCGAGGACCGTTCGATCTACTCCGGCGGCCATACGTCCGCCTACTGGAAGTCCTGAACCATGGCCACGATTCCGATGGGCAACTTCGGCCAGAGCGTCGCGCGCCCCGGCCCGGTCCTCGACGCCCAGGTCAACACCGCGCCGCTCGCGCAGGCGGCGGATCGCGTGAACAACACCGTCGGCCAGTTCGGGGCCGAGATGCGAGCGCGCGAAAACCGGCTGGATGAAGAACGCCGGGCTGCACAGACATCGCTCGCGCTCGCGAAGACGAACAACGAGATGCACGCCGCCCATGATGAGGTGGCGCGCGGAGTCATGGACGGGTCGATCGCGACCGACAAGGCGGCCGGCGAGTTCCAGCAGCGCGTCGGCAAGATCCGCGATGCGACCCTGGACGGCTATCTGTCAGATCAGCGGATGGTGATGGACTCGCACCTCACGCAGACCGAGGGCGCGCTCACTCGGAGCTTGGGTGGCGTGATCCAGAAACGCCAGCAGTCGGAGACCGCGAGCGTCATCGATCAGTTCGGCGAGGAAGTTTCACGTGAAGCTGCGCGCAGTGGTCCCGCATGGGCAGCGCAGAAGTACGGCGCACTGGTGGACTTCACCGGCGGCGCGGCCGGTCTGAACGATGCACAGCGCGCGAAGCTGAAGCAATCCTTCAGCGAGAAGGTGCATGCTTCTTTCTACCTGGACGCCGGCACCGCGGCGCTGAC